GGGGTAAATTCTTGTAGGTAGTTGGTGTTAAAGGCCCACCCTTGGGATTGGACCTCACGGCTAACAGAGTCCAAGATTGTCTCTGCGGTTTCGGCGTCAACCAACCCTGAAGTAAGTGAGTTTACAGGGGCTTCACCGATAGCCGTAAGAAGCGTGTTGACCGCCTCTAATTTTGTGGTTGCCGTGAGTGCCATTTGTTATGCCTTTGAGTTTTTATATTGCGCTAGTATTCTGCGGCCTTTTGCTTGGGCAGACGCTTTGTCACCAGAGTGACCCCATGCCTCTAGTGAGAGCTTCAGTCTGGTCTTCTTCCCATCCTTCATGAGTGGCCCTTTGGCTCCCCCCATTCTCACAAGAAACGAACCCTTCCGTCTTTTCTTCTCTGGGGTATCCGCTGTCTTTCTTACGGGTGGTTTCAGCGTACCCCCTGTGTAAGACGCTCGGCCCTTGGCGTTTAGGCCCCCTTCTGGGTTTTGCCCTTCTGAACGCTGCCATGCGGGTGTCCTCGACATATGGTTACGCCTTTTTCTTTAGGTATCTTCGGGAAGTCTTAGCCGACTTTTTAAAGTCATTGGCTGATGGTGCGCCTTTGCTACTAGGCTTCCTCATCTTTTCGCCAGAACCCGCAGCGATACGCTTACGTTTGGCGTGAATATTGTCGTATAAACCTTTGGTCATTCTTGCCCCCTAAAACGAAAAAAAGGGAGGCCCCAATGGGACCCCCCTCAATTTGCCATAAAGTTAACTCAGTTAACTCTTTAAGCTGCCATCAGAGCAATCGCACATGCTGGACGCAGTACGTTGTGACCCATGGCATATTTTGCCACCATCAAGGTGCCTTGACGGTTAATTTGATATTCACTCTCAACGCCCAAATCCATGAGCTTAACAGTAGCAACAGCATCGCGTGTCATAATCATGCCACGGACCTTTGCAGCAAGGTCAACTAGGTTAACCCCGTCTGTTGTTGTGTTAGTGATATCGTAGGAAGTAGTCCGACCAGAACCAGCAGTGTTTGCCAGAGGACGGTTGCCTTTTGACTGACCTTTAGAGCCGCCAGAAGTTTCCAACAAATCAGCAGTAACCAAGTGATTACTCATCATTACTGGCATACCCGCAATCGATGGTACGCTTCCAGAAGCAACAGAGCCGTTACCGCCAAAGTCACGGTTCATAAACGTCAGTTTACTACCGTCAGATACGTCCATAAGGGCGTAGTATTGGTCAGGTGGCAGAACAACAACAGCACCAGAATCGTAAGGCACGTTCTTCTTGTCCATTTCCTTCTTGGCGTCAAAGATTGACTTAGCGATTTTCGCAGGGTCAATAATATCAGCACTACTACCAGAACCAATGGTCACGTTGTCAGTGAAGTCTTCTTCAGTAAACGCAGTGTAGTCCTGTACCAAAGCGCCAGCGCGAGTAGCGTTAGTAGATAGCGCGGCTTTAATGGCAGTCCGAAGGATGTTTTTGTCAGCCTCAGTAGCCAGAGCGATACCAGCTTCCTTGGAATAGGTTGAACGAACATCATAGTGATTAATAGCTTCATCTATCGAAGTGATAAATTGACTAGAAATCAGCAAGTCATCAATGGTGACAATACGTTCCGAAGCCCGTACTTTTCCACCAGTAATTTCATTGCCAGGGGTGTGATATTCCGCTGTGGTACGTCCCAGCATCGGGAAGGACGCTGATTTTCCCTTAGTGATTGTGCGAGTGCGAACAAGTGGCATCATGATGTTCTTAGCTTCAAAGCTAGTGAGAACTTCACCAGCATATAATTTTAAGAACAGGTCACGCACATCACCAGAGAGGTTAGTTTGGCCCAGCCTAGATACGTCATAGGTTGGGTTTGAAGCAGCTTGCATAGCCATTTCGTTTACCTCGTTGGTTAATGTTATTAGGTTTGCACACTCAGCCCTTTAGTCACTCACTTTCGCCTCAGATTGTCCCTCGCAAGGGGTCAGCGGTTAGTTGCTTGTTCGTTATGTGGCCTTGTGAATAGTAAAGGGCGACCCATGGGGAGGATATAGGGTCGCCCACTCTAGTTTGCTTGTGGGAGACAGGACTAGAGAACCGAAGACCGCTGTAGTTTCTTAGCTACTTGGTCACGGTATGCAGGGTCTTTCTCGTACCTTGGGTCAGACATCGCAGAGGTGATTTCTGCTAGACTTTGGTAAGACCCCACTGACGAATTAGAAACCTCACCTTGTACTAGGTTTGGTTCGCTCCCAGCGTCAGAACGGAAACGTGCCGATAGACCTTGGATAGCGAACATAGCTTTGCCCGTATCCCCACTGTCTACCGCTGCATTAAAGGCGTCTTGCTCAGGCTCCGATAGATTATTGGTTGCCCAGTCCATCATTTGCCCATAGTTTTCTTCACCACCAGCTATATTAAACGCCTGTTGTCTGGTGGCATCCACAATGGCCTTCTGACCATCAATGAATTGGTCTACAATGTCTGAAGGTATACCAGCGGCTTCAAGCTGGTTGTATTGGTCTTCTGACAACCCATCGTTTTGCCAGAAATCCTCGGACATTGTGTTGAAGTCAATTCCCTTATCTGAAAGGTACTCTTTGACTTCCTCATTTCCCATTTCATCAACAGCACCCGCTTCGTCTGTGTCACCTTGTTTATCATGGAATTGACGTTCAAGGTTTGCATAAGCATCTGCCATATCTTTAGGGGAATTGAATTTCTCAGGTAGCCACTCTGGGCGTTCCTCTTGTTGGTTGTTTAAACCTTCGGCCTTTTGCACCATTTCCTGCACATAGGAAGGGTCTTCGGGCGTTTGTTCTTGGTGTGTGTTGAGTGCTTCAACCATATTTCTTACTGTCTCCACTGGTTAGTTAGGCTGAAGGTTCTCTGGGATTTGTTCAGCCAGCTTTGGTGCTGCCCTTTCAGCCATGTTAGCTAGTGTTTGGTTCCCAAGTTCTTGCTGTTGGGCCTCTTGTGCCGCTTGCATTTCTTGGGCTTTCTGCTCCGCAGATTTAACTAGCCCACCAGTATCAATCCCTAGGGACGCCCCAAGACGGTCTATGTAGTCTTCAACATTTAAGTTCTGACTGATAATCTCAGGGCCTAATGGCTGTAGGAAACTCAGGAATTGAGATAGTTTGTTCAAGTCCTGTCCACGACCAAGAGCTTCCAAGCCAGTAACAATCTGAGGCTTTACGGAATCCTTGGGCATCTTTGGCATCTTGCCTGTTGACTCAAGGCGAGCCAGCAAGAGCTTAACAAGCGGTAACTGAAACTCTTGGGAGAGAATACTGTAGACACCACCAAGGGCTGTTTCTAGCTCCTGTGCAGAATACCTTATTTCTTCCGCTGTGACACGTTCCGCATTTCTTTGAATGGCACTATTCAACAGGAACGCAAAGGAAAGACGTTCTGTAATAGTTGAGGCTGTTTCTTGGGCTACCCTGAAGTCATTGTACTTCTGTACCTGAAGGGTAGTTACGTCATTAGCATCCCCTTGGACGATAGCCCCATTGGGGGCCTTGGCTAATGTCGATTGTTTGGTTGTTCCGTTGGGCCTTACCAGAAATAGTACCTTTGAAGACGCCGCAGCACCCTCGACAATAGCTCTCGTAAGAGCCTCAAGACTTCGTAAGTCACCGATATACTCTTCTACATACCCACGCCCATAATCCTCTCCATCAATCCTAATAAATCTCAGGGGAATGAACGGTAGTTTTTCAAGAGGAAAAGTACCTTGGGTACTAGGGATAACGAACCCTTTTACTTCCTGATAAATCTCAAACTTATTACCTTTGCGACAAATGTAGGTGTATAGGTCACAGTTCTTTGTTGTGTCCCTATCATACTCTTCAGAGGTCGCTATGATTTCTTGGGCTTCTTTAGGAAGCATCATAGGAGAAACAGTCTCCTTAGTGATAATTTCCAGTACGTTACCCATGGTATCGCGTTTGACCACATAGCGGTCTAATCGAAACACTTTCATACCACCAGTTTTTGGCAGATAGACCAGAGCGTTCCCTGACACGATAAGTTGCTTTAGGGCTTCATGCACAGGGACCCTAACGGCAGTAGCTTCAATCTCTTGCATTGCCGCCCGTTCTATTCGGGACAAGGCTTCCTCAACGGCTCCCCTAGCGTCCTTCCCTGCAAGCTGTTCGATATCAAAGTCATCAATAGATAACCGAAAGAACGGCGAGTTAGGAGGCAAGAGGGTCATAAGGAGTTTAGAGGCTAGGTTATTGATACCTCTGGCACCCACCGACTGATAAGGCGTTTTATACAGGGTAGAACCTGAGTGTCCTTCGGGTGGTACAAGTGTTGGAATGGTTAACTCAGAGGCATCTCTGCCGCGCTCTAGGAATGAGTGCCTGTGTGACTCTAGCTGTGTGTACCTACCAGCTACAGACTTATTTTGTGCGTTTAGCATGGCACCCTCTTTTTAGTATAAACCACCCGAATACTTATCTTTGTCTGGACCCTTACCACCAAAGCCAAGCCCTGTGGTTCTGCTGGTGCTTGGCGTTGAGGCTGTAGTCATTGTAGATTTGGATTTTTTACCTGAACCCATGACGTTCATTGGTGTGTCTCTATAAGCTCTGCCCACAGTCCCACCACCGTCACCTTCACCCGAAGTTCTTACAGGTGCAGCGGTGCGTTTAGGGTTATTGTAGGCTTCATGCGAAATGTACTCTACACCCGTACACATCTTTAGGCACTCTTAGGAATTGAGAGGCCAGAACCAGACATAGGTGTACCCACATCGTTCTTCTTAGCGATACGAAAGGCTTTCTTGCCCTTAGCTTTCTTCTTTAGGGACGCACTGTCGCTATCAACCGCATCAAAATCCACTGTCTTTGTGTTCAAGACAGCCGCAGCGGGTGCTGATGCCCCAATAGTAGGTGTCACTGTTTTTTGCTCTGGCATGACAACTGTTTTCTTAGGTAGGCACATGGTTAGTCCTCTTCTTCAAACTCTGTAAGTTGGCGTATCTTTTCGATGACGCTTTGTTGGCCTTGCAGATAACGGAAGTCTTCAGCGGTCAGAGAGATATCCATAGGAATCCTGTCTGGGTACTGAGCTTCAAGGTACTGTAGAACCTCTTTTGATATCAGCGGTGTGCCTGTAAATATTTTCATGGTGGTAAACCCGATAATGTCCAAGAAACGAAAAAAGGCCGCCCGAAGGCGACCCGAAGTTAGTTAACCCAGTTAACAATCCCTAAAGCTCACAAGTACCACCCGTACATGCTAGTTCCTGTGAAGCAACTGTCATGTCATTAGCTTCCCTGTAAGCCGAGAAAGAAACTGAGGGCATTTTACCCTTAAAATCAGAGTATTGCAACTCGTTTATTTCTTCATAAGGTGCTTGTATGTAGGTGTGTTCATCGTCTTCCCTAGGTAAAAACGACACGCCCCCAACATCTTTAAAGTTCTGATACACGTAATCAGCAACTCCAATCCACTCGTCCTCAGAGACATACACGGTGATACTGGGGTTATGCTCTGTCCAGTGCTTTCTATACAGCATCCACAAGCGAAGCTGGTCCATGGCAGACATTTCGTGCCTAGTCACAGATTGATATGGTGACTCAATAGGGAAAGAGAAAACCAAGTTGTCTTTGTTATATTTATCCTCTTCGCTGGGGATACCCGCATCCACCATCCATGTTGCCAGAGGGTCCTTTACATCTGCCCGTACACGCCGAATGTAGTGTTTGGCGTATCGTGGGTGAATCCCAGAGGCAGACGAACTAAGCTGAGAAACCGTGCCGCTAGGTTTGACGCAAGTGGTCGCAACAGACGGAGGAATACCCAGTGTTTCAGCCCATTTCCCGTTTGTATCCAAAACAATCTGTTTCATGCGCTCAAGGCGTTGCCCTAAGTTATCCTCTTCAAAACTTGTAGGCATACTATACATCAAAGGGTTGTCCATAATGCCAGTAAAACTAACACCCAACAGACGTTCTTCTTCCATGTTTTTCTTCCACTCAGGACGTAAGTACCGAATGTCGGTCAAAGCAGACTGAAGTGTTCCCAATAAAGTCGCTATCTCAACCTTTTTGGTCAATGAGGCTTCGTCATCTTCAGCCCTAATGATTACCTCTGAGAGATTGCATGTCTGCATATTTCGTAACAATATCTCCCCGCAAGGATTTGTCCCAAAGTCATGATT